CTGTTGATTGAATAACTTTTGGTTGTAAACAAACATTTTTAAGATTTTTAAAATAATTATTTATAGCTATTATTTCACTAGAATCTACATCACTATTAGACATAAAAATATATGCTAAATAACCATTAAAATAATCACCTGTCGATGTAGACCCAGTATACAAAAAACTATTATTTGATACGCCTAGTATAAAATCCCCTGTATGACTTGCAATAGAAGTTGCATCTGTTGCACTATCTATAAGGGTAGAATCAAGATATATACCTTGAGTACTATTTGTTGCATCAAATACAACTAATAAATCATGAAAATTTGTAGTGTCCGTGAATGGTGTTGACACATATCCAATCAACGCACCACCTGTCCAATATGTAAAATATATATTATTGTTTTCTATATAAATACTCATTCCACTTGTTGTGCCCCCTTCTGTCCAAATAAATTGGCGTGTAGTTGTATCATTTGCTTTAAATGTTAATTTAATATATCTGTTATCTATTTGCATTAAATTAATTACTGGAGAATCTGAAAACGTTATAATACTTGATGTTCCATTAAAATTTGCACATCCACCAATATCGGTTGTAACATATGTTATATCTGTATCTGTTCCATCGTTTGAATTTCCAGAAATATCATTACTATTAATGACAAGTGGTAAATCTAATGCTATATTATTTACTTTTGAAGATTTACGTTTTCTAACCATTGCTGTTTTCATCATGTTAATATCTCCAATTGTTCTTGTAATGCTTCTGAAATTTCATCAACATTCAACCCCACTAGATTTTCTATTTGCACTACAATATTTGTTTGCTCTGTTGCAATCCCTGATTGTATTCTTGCTAGTTCAGCTTCATTTGATGATGTATCTAATCTTCCAAATTCAACACTACCTAATAAATATTTATTTACATCTAAATTTACCAAGGGAATTTTATTCGCTGTTTTTATTGCCCCACGTATAAAGGCATTAAAACTGTCAATAACATTATTAATTGCACCTTCAAAAATAGTTATGACAAAATTTGCCGCAGTTTTTGCTCCTAATTTTATTATTTCCCAAACTCCTTCAATAGTATACCCTAAAAGTTTAAACTCACTTCCTATAATAGATAATACATTTGTAATTTTATCCCAAATCCATTTTATAACATTCCATCCTACTTTTATCCAATCAATAATAGCGACAATTCCTTCTGTGACTAACATTAATCCAAACATTATTACATCAAAAACATGAACTTTATCCAACCACTTAACTATATCTATAAGTATTTCTGAAACCCATCCAAGAACATCAAAAACAGTTCCAATCACATGCCCAATATTTTCAATAGCTTTTGTGATTGTTGGTTCATTGTCAGCTATAAATTCACTAATAATTTCCCATAATTCCAACCCTTTTTCCATAGTAGTAATAAAAAACTCTTTTACTTTTGGATATACAATATCATAAAATTTCATAAATGCTTTTGTAAATACTTCAATGATAGGTTTCATATTTTCCCATTGTTTTTGACCATTTTCTAAAACTGTTATAAAAAATTCTTTTAAATATGGCAATGAGTCTATAATCAAGCCTTTTACATTTTCAAATATTGGTATTAAAAATTCTGTAACTGCGGTAACAAATTCAGCTATTTTTTCTGTATCTAATCCACCTAAAAAATCTGCAAATTTTTCACTTGCACTTGCAACCATTGGACCTAGTATAGTACCAATCGTATTGAAAGCAGAATTCATGGAATTTTTTACTCTTCCCATTTGGTGTTCTGTAGTATTCGCCATATCTTCATATTGCTTATTAGATAATCCCACTGCATTTGTAGTCATATTTATACTTTCTGTAATATCATCAGATGCTTTTCCGACTGCTGGTAATACGGAAGTAATTGCTCTAACGTTTCCGAACATTTGACCAAGTGCAGTTGTATCTCCATCCACAGAACCTTTCAATGCTTCTAATGTTCCCATTAAACCCAATTGTTCAATTGCTGCTTTACCACTTTCAAATCCTAAAGTTTTTAACCCTGCTTGTAATTCTTCTTGTGGTTTTAATAATTGTGTTAAAATTGCTTTCATACCCGTTGCAGTTAAATTTGAATCCGATAAAACTTTTGTTAATCCTGCAAACATTCCAGTAGTTTCTTCAAGAGACATACCCATTTCTCCTGCTAAACCTGCAACTTGTGGAAATGCATTTGCTAATTCACCCATTGTGGTTTGTCCTGCTTTTACAGTTGCAGCAAAAATGTCAAATACTTTTTCAGAATCTTCAACTTCAATTCCAAATGCTGCCATTGTTTTTGTTCCTGCATTAATAACTGTACTTAATTCAGCAGAACCTCCAACTGCAGAAACAGTAGCTTTTTCTAAAAATAATGTTGCATCGGCAGTATCTGTAATTCCTGCTGAAATTGTTTGATATAAACCATCTAATACACCAAGTTGTCCACCTTGGAGACCAAATTCATCCGATAAACGTTTAACAGTATCCGCATATTCATCTTGTGCTACAACACCTTCATCTAATAAAGTATTAACTTTTGCGTAACCTGTTTCAATACTTTTAAAAGATTTTACTGATGCAATACCAATTCCAACTGTGGCAGCAGTTACAGCAGTTGCAGCAATAGCAATTGCACCAAGAGCAATACCACCAGCTTTTCCTAATATTCCAAGCCCAGAAGTTGCTTTAGTAAATGTTTTACTGAATTTATCAACGGCATTAATACTAATAGTGACTGCTGCACCACCCATTGCTCCTGACATTAATCCTCCTACACTTACCATTTTTTATTTTCCTCTTTTGTTTTTCAATGCTTTTTCACGTCTTGCATTTTTATCAGCTGTTTTCTTTTTTTGTTGTTCATTAATAACTATGTTATTTATTTCTGCGTATGTTAAATTTGGTATATTAAAATATGTATACCCTTTACTATGGAGAAAAGAATCAAGATTTGTTTCAATCCCTTTCTCCTCAGTTAGTTTTTTTCTGCATTTTCATCAATTTTTTCTAATATTTTATCCCTCGTTTTACTTTGGATACTATTTTGTGGAATACCTGTACTTAAACCCAATATAGCAAATACTATTGCCTGTATATACATTTGTGGTGTATTTATTAAATCTTCTTTCGTTAATTTAGGGTTGATACAGTATGTTGTAATTATTTCGGTATCTTGTTCTTTTGTGGTATCTTCATTTTTAACACCACTAAACAATATGTTCATTTGTCCTTTTGTCATCGGCATTACTTTAATTTTCTTAAATGTGCCATCTTCATTTTTTGGTATAGTTTCTAAATCGACAGGAACCGCCATAAGTTCTGCATTGTCTCCTCTATAAATTATACTCTCTTTTGCTAAAAATTCTCCCATATTATTGTTACCTCGCTTGGTTATATATATTTTTTATCTCGCTTGATAAAAAATAAAAAATAAAAAATAAAAAAATAATTAAAGTAGTTTATATTTTTCAATAGAATCTATTATTTTTGGATGTATACTTTTAGGCACAATCGTTAAAGTGTCTTCTACTTTTCCTGATGTTTCAGTTGGTTCGCTCATATCAATCAAATCACAACCACTCATTGTAATTTCTATTTCTTGACTGCCCGTAGATTGCACACTTCTTAATATACAATTAAATGGACTTCCACCTGCGAAATATTGCTCGTATAATTGTCTACTCCATTGTGTATTTGAATCTATTACTGGGTCAAATGTGTAATCTCTATCCCCTGCAGTAAAACTTGTTGCATGGCAACTGCCATTTGAATAGTGGTCTGGTGTCATGTTATTGCTTACTGATAATGACCAACCTTTTAATTCATTTAATTGTGTTCCACTTGGTATTTCTAAAATAAATCCACATGCTTTCCATGTTTTTGTTGTTTGTGCTGTTACTGCTGAAGGTGTTCCACTTGATGGTGTTAAACTTGCACCTAACCATGTTTCATCCATAGTAATAAGACTTGTACCATCAGATGAAATATTAAGTTCATTTAATGCACATCCATTAACTGTTTTTATATAATTACTTCCCGTTTTTCCAATAGATTTTGCATTTTCAATTGTTACTGATGGTAATAAATTCCCTGTAACAACTCCATTTGAATCATCGTTATTTAATTCTGAAATAGTGTGTGTATATGGACCTGCTCCAGATGTACTAACATCACCTAATGCAAAATATAAACTTTTCCAATCTTGTGGATTCTTTGTAACTGAAACTGTATAATCACGTATAGTAGTTTCATTTGCGCCTAAATTTCTTGTCGCACTACCTTGAAATCTTGTAGCTTCTTTGTTTAATTCTGTATCAACTTCACATGACTGTACTTGTCCCATCCATTGTGCTGCACCGCTTACATTTGCAAACGTACCGCTCTCATATTTAAAAATTGTTTGGTTTTGGTCACCAACGTATTTATCTCCCATTTTTCTTAAAATCCTCCATTAATTTAATTCCATGTTATAACTAAAAGTTAAAACATTACTTTTTATTCCTTTACTTCCAGCTTCATCCACAGGAACTCGACTCATAAATGTAAAGTCGTATAATCCAAAATCAATTGAACCCGTAGTTGTAGTAGTTTGATTTGTTCTTAATGCATTAAATATTTGTGTTGCTAATTGTGCTTTTTCTTTTTCGTTTCTTGCCCATGCTCTAATTTCAATTTGCATATTATTGAATGATGTTTGAGAACGTTGCCCACTTAATTCAGCTTGATTTTCGCCACTATCAAGAATTGTAATTATTGGATATGTAACTGTTCGAGAAGGATATGCGGTTAATATAAATTTTTCATCAGATGGGCGTGTCAATACAAGTGGGTCTGTTATGTTTGTTCTTAATAAAGAACGCACAAATAACACTGAATCACTAATATAATCATCTACGTCTAATACCATTGTCTCCTCGCTTGGATAAAGTTACATATCGCTTTATATAACATTATGTTTGTTTTTTTATTTCATCATTTATATATGAAATAACTTTTGATTTATTTCTAGTTAAAGTATTTCTAAAATGTCTTCCTGGTTTTATTTTTGTTGTTCCATATTCAATAGGTGCTGCATATGGTAAATTTGATTCTATTTTTGCTGAAAATCTTTTTGGTGTTGTTCCTTTTACGCTTTGTCTTAAATGTCCTGTATCAACACGTTTTGGTTCTGCACGATTTCCTGACAAACTTTGTTTTACTTCTCCTTCCATAAACATTGCAATTTCTGAAAATGCTTTATCTACACCAATTTCAACATTTTTTTCTGTTGATTTTAAAAACATTAATGCTAAACCTACATCAACACTTATTGATAAATTTTTAGCCATCTAAATAACTTCCAGTTGTTAATCTTCGTACAAATGCTTTTTGATAAATAAAATACCCATCTTTTTCAACAGGAATATTTACACCTTGTGGTAACAATGAAAATTTATCCCTATTTGGTGAACCAATTCCTATTTCTATTTTTGTATCTGTTAATTCGTTTAATGATGTTCCAGATTGTAAATAAATTGTTTTATCTGATAATTTTATTAAACCTTGTTGCAATAATGTATTTTCTTGTGATACATTACCACCACCTCTAAATGTAACTGGTTGAACCAACCCACTTGTCCACGTTGTTACTGCTGTTCCTGAACTTGTAATTGCATCATCATAATCATCATTATCATGAACTGTATATATTTGAGTAACGGATATTTGCATACCATCACGCTTAATAATATTATTAAAATCATTCATGATTTTAAGTCCATTAACCATTATCCTTTTATGAATGTTTTATTTTTAATTGTTTCAATCTTTTTTCCTGGTAATTCATAGTCTCCAGTTTCTAAAAGACCTTGTGCTTGTTTCTTTGGTACTTCATAAATACCTTTTGGCATGAAACTCCCAATATATTTTATTTTTGTTTTTTCCATTTTAACCATTTGATTTTCCAAATTGAATTTTAAACCCTAATAATTTTAATTGTTTTTCTGCACATTTAATATATTTATCATATTGTAATGCTAAAACACTGCCGTCTCCACTATTAGTATTATCTCCTCTAAATGTAAAGTCGCCAATTTTATAACCGTTATCTGTGCCATTAATATCTGTATCATCTTGTTTTGCTTGTGTGATATCTGCAGCAGTTAAACAAAATATAGTTTTATTATATTTTATATCAATTCCTGTAGTTCCAGGATTTTCCCCTGTATATGTATATATGGTTTGAATTGCCTCCTCAACAATTCCTGTCATGTTAGTACCAGATAAAGAAGTAGGAATATTACTGACACGTTTTCCAACTTCTTCTATTACCGAACCTACATTCCAAGTCATTTTTATCACCTATAAATAAATATAAAAAAAAATAAAAAAATATAGCTTATTGCAAAGCTATCCAATTATATGAAATTCCAGATGTTCCAATAAATCCAAAACTACCTGCACTCGCAGAAGTAACTGCACAATTCCCTGTTCCACTTTCTGCAACTGTTACTGTAACAGTTGGAACACTTGCAAACGCTGGGTCAAATGTAACTATTTTTTCTGCTGCTGCTGTTGGTTCAACATTTCCACCTTGAATAAGTGCAGATAAATCTGCTGTATTCACAATGCTGGAATTGTCATTTATTACAACTTGGTCTGGTTTATTCAATCCATCATTTAATGCATTAACCATTTTTCATTACCTCATTTATGAAGATGTAATTTTACAAACTGCTGCGGATTTTAAAAGTCCTGCTGTTATCCTTTGCGAAACTACTGCTCCTTCCATATCGAATATTTCTAGTTTAAATCCTTCGATTGAAACTGGACGTTTTTCAATAATAATATAAGCTTCTTCATTATCTATAATATAAGCACTTGTTGTTGTCATACCTGCATTTGTTGAAACTCTTACTACTTTCATACCAAGTAAAATTCCTTTTGTTCCACGTGTTAACATCTCATTACTTCCAGATTTATTAACTTCAACAAACGTATCTATGTTTCTAATATCTGTCATAACTTCATTACCAACAATTATTGTTGTAGCTTCCATGTCTGCATCTTCAATATATTGCATACCACGAGTCATATTTCCTAATGTGACTGTTGCTCCACCTGCAATTGTATTTGCTGCACCATCTAAAGCTGTAATTACTAATCTATTTTCATTTTCAGATATTCGTTTTCCTGTTGTTTTAATGTTTCTTGCAAGTAAATCCCATTTACTATCTTCCATCATTTCACGAGTAATTCTAATCGCGATTCCATATTTTAATGGTTTATAATTTGTGCTAGTATATTCTGAATTTGCTATAATAAATTCACTACCTTCACCAACCATTCTAATATTCAATGAATCTTCATCCTCAAAATCAACATCATAACTAGACCCTGGAATTCCACTTGGTCCTATATATAGTGCCGCTTCTGAACGAGGGATTAATCTCTTTTCAACTTCACCTATAATTTGGTCATGCATTTTTCTTGGAATTAGTAATTGTCCTTCTGTTCCTATTCCAGTGTTTAACACTTCATTTATTGTTTTCATTTTATTATTTTCCTCTATTGTAATTTTAATACAAAACTTCCGCCTGATGCTGCTCCTGTATATGCTTTACCAACAACATTTCCTGCAGTTGCTCCTGCTTTAAATGATTCTGATGCTGCAATATATTCTACATCTGCTCCAACTGTAACTACAGAACCTGCTGCCACAATAAATGCTCCTTTTGTTGCAATTGAAACTGGGTTTCCACTTGCTGCTGTTTGTGTAACAAATCCGATAAAATTGGATGCTCCTGCTGTTAATGCTACCATGTCACTAACTGGGTCAAAACTTTCAATTCCTGCAGATGTTACAACATTTGTAGCTCCACTTACTGTTACTGCTGCACCACCTGAAAGTGTTGCTATACATGTGGATGTAATTATTCCTGGGTCTCCACCGTCATATCCTACTGGGTTATATGTCATTTTTTATTACCTCTTATCCTCTAAAGAATACACTGTTGCTGTCTTCTGAAATTGGTGATTTAAAAATCGCTACTCCGTTGACTGTGTCTTCTCGTGTTATAAAATAATTATCACCGTTTTCTTGTGAAACGTTTTTGCTTTTAACTATTCCTTTTGTTGTTTCTTTTTTAACTTCTGTTACTTTTTCAATAGCTTTAATTTGTGAAATTAATGCACTCATTAAATCTTTTGTTGCTTCAGAAACATCAATAGGTTCTACCCCTTTTTCTTTCGCTATTGTTGTATAACTTTCTTTTAATTCAGTTAATTTTGATTCTTCAATTTCTTGTAACATTTTTTCTTGTGTTGCAAGTTTAGTGTTTAACTCTGAAATTGCGCTATCTTTTTCCTGAATTGATTTTTCAAATTCTTCTTTTTCCATTTTGTCCTCCGACATTTTTTTATTAACAATAATATTGTTAGCTTTATTATCTTCTACATTTTCTTCTGTAGATTTTTCTATAATATTCTTTTCTACTTTTTCAATTTTTTCAATTTTTGTGTCTGTTTGTAATTTTATAGATTTATTTGAATTTAAATCCATAGCACACATAATTGCCATAGCAAAATTAGCATGTTCATCTGCAGGAACTGCTACTAAACTTAATTCT